ATATGGGACAAGACATGTTGTTAAGTGGCGACCTCTCTTTTGCTGAGTATGAAAGAGTTCTACAAACTAATTAATGCTAAATTTTGAATATAAAGGAATATCCCTTGGCAAATATGTTGAGGGTGAAATTGAAGCTTTAAATAATGCGGAAGCTGCGCATAAGCTTAAAGAGCAAAAAAATTATCATTACAAGATTAAAGGAAGCTAAAAAAAAGAAAGTTGTTACCAAAAAAAGAAAAGATGTCATTTAGTTTTGGTACAGGGATAAAGCCACAAGAAATTATGATTTTTTGTAAACAGTTTGCAACTATGCTTAGGGCGGGACTACCAGTATTAAACACTTTAGAAATGTTAGAAGGTCAGACATCTGGACTTCCTATGAAAAAAGTTATTCAAACAATTAAAAAAGATTTAGAATCTGGAAACGCATTATCAAAATGTTTTGAAAAACATGGAAAAATATTTGATACTGTAGTTGTAAATTTAATAAAAGCAGGTGAGGCTAGTGGTAAGCTTGATACTTTTTTTACAAAAAATAGTTATTAATTTAGAGAAAAGAGAAAAAATTAAATCACAAATTAAAAGTGCTTTATTTTATCCAGGTATTCTTTTTTCAGTTGCAATGATGGTTACAGTTTTTTATGTTAATGAATGTTGTACCAACTTTTGTTGATATGTATGAAAATATGGGTATGGGAGATGAATTACCAACACCAACTGCAGTGATTATGGCTATGAGTGAATTTGTTCGTTCCTCGGGTGGATTTTTTCTTTTAGTTTTTATTATATCTTTTGTGCTTGGTTTTAAATATTTAGTTAGCAAAAATTACGAGGTTAGAAAAAAATGGCATCAAACTATGTTAAAACTTCCTATTTTTGGAAACCTAATTCAAAAGTCAATATTAGCAAAAGTATCTTTGGTTTTAGGAAATCTCAACCAAGCAGGGGTAGATTTAATTGAAAGTATAGATATTGCAAAATCAGTTACAGATAATGTGATTGTCGTTGAAGCTTTAGAAAACATTAAACATTTAGTTGATGAAAAAGAAGTCGGTGTAATCGCACAAGATGTAGAAGCAGTTTTACCTGAACTTGTAGCAACAAGAGAAGATGGCTCTAAAGCAGTTAGATATGAAAGACTTTGTGCAGTGTTAATTGAATCCGTAAAAGAACTTAAAAAGAAATAGACGAATTAAAGAAGTAATACTTTAATTTTTAATATTTTAATCATATAAATAGTCCGAAAGGACCTTTTTTATATGGCAACACCAGCTACAAGAGAACAGTTAAAACAATACGCTTTACGAACACTAGGTAAGCCTGTTATTGAGATAAATGTAGATGACGACCAATTAGAAGATAGATTGGACGAAGCATTACAATATTACGCTCAATATCACTATGATGGTATTCGTAGAACATATCTAAAGTATCAATATACACAGACCGATAAAGACAGAATTACTGGCAATTCAAATGAATCTGTAACTAAAAATTCCGTTACAACCACTTGGAGTGAAGGTAATAACTATATCGTTGTGCCTGAAAGTGTAATATCAGTAATCAATATATTCCCATTTTCAAATAAAGGTAATCTAAACTTATTTGATGTTAGGTATCAAATGAGATTAAATGATCTATATGATTTTTCTTCAACATCTATTATTAATTATGATATTGTGATGCGACACTTGGACTTTTTAGACCATATTCTAGTAGGTGAAAAACCTTTTAGATTTGTTCAAAATGATAACAGACTATACATTGATATGGACTGGACAGATGATTTACAAGTTGGCGAATATTTAGTTATTGAAGCATATCGTAAATTGGATCCAGAAACTTATACAGATGTGTACAATGATATGATTTTAAAAAGATATGTGACTGCTTTATTAAAAAAATTAGGGTGCCAATCTTAGCAAGTTTAATGGGGTTACAATGTTAGGTGGGGTTACATTAAATGGTCAACAAATATATTCAGAAGCAATCCAAGAAATTCAAAAACTAGAAGAAGAAATTAGAAACTCATTTGAGATGTCACAACCCCTTATGATAGGATAGTGCCATGGCAGTTAATCATTATTTCCAGAACGGTAACGGCATTGGGAACACCAATGAACAAAGACTTTTTGAGGACTTAATCATAGAAGGCCTAAAGATATACGGCAAAGACGTTTATTATCTTCCACGAACATTAGTAAATAGAGATTTAATTTTAGGAGAGGATACTCTTTCTAAATTTGATGATTCATATTTAATTGAAATGTATATGGAGACCACGGAAGGCTTTGCTGGATCGCAAGAAATTATATCTAAGTTTGGTTTAGAGATCAGAGAAGATACAACTTTTATGGTTGCCAAACGAAGATGGCAAGACGCTGTTGACTCTGTTCATACTTTAATTAAAGATGGCCGACCAAATGAAGGTGATATAATTTATATGCCTTTAATGAATAGTTTTTTTGAAATACAATTTGTTGAAGACCAAGAGCCATTCTTTCAACTCGGCAATTTACCTGTTTACAAATTAAGATGTACTCGTTGGGAATATTCTTCAGAAAAACTTAATACTGGTGTTACTGACATTGATAGTGCTGAAACACAATACTCATTAGATCAATTATCGTATCAAGTTAGTTTAGAAAACGAAGATGGTGCTTTACTATTAGAAAATGATAGTGTTGGTGGAGTATCTAATTACTTTATCAATGAAGATTACGATTTGCAAACTCAATCAACCTATGCTGATAATAATGATTTAGATAGTGAGGCAGGTTTTGATACAGCCTCTACTGCAGATGATATATTAGACTTTACAGAATCAAACCCATTTGGGGATATAGATAACGGATTATAGAAATGTTTGGAACTTACTTTTACAACGAATCAATGAGGAGGATGACCGTTGCCTTTGGGCAATTGTTTAATAATATTCAAATCAAAAGAACAGACTCTAACGACACTGTTATACAATCTATTAGAGTTCCTTTGGCCTATGCTCCTAAAGAAAAGTTTTTAACTAGATTAGACCAACAACCTAATTTAAATGAAAGAGAAATGGCCATTACTTTACCTCGTATGTCATTTGAAATATCAGCAATTCAGTATGACGCTACAAGAAAATTAAATAAAATTCAAAAGTTTAGAGCAGTAAAAACTGGAGCTGAAGGCAAGGTATTAGATTATAACTATATGCCTGTTCCCTATAATATCTCTTACGATTTAAATATTTTTACAGCAACAGCAGAAAGTGGCCTACAGATAGTAGAACAAATATTACCTTTCTTTCAACCAGATTATACAGTTACAGTCAATGCTATACCAAGTTTAAATATTAAAAGAGATGTGCCTATTGTGTTAAATAATGTAAATTATGATGATAGTTATAATGGTGACTTTACAACTCGTAGAGCCGTTACTTATACACTTGGATTTACAGCAAAAACTTATCTATTTGGCCCAGCACAAACTCAAAAAGTTGTTAAAACAGTACAAACTGATTTACATACAAACACAACTGGTGATGAAAGTAGAGAGGTTAGAATTGAAATAACACCAAACCCAACAACATCCGACGCTGATGATGATTTTGGATTTACAACAACTATCACAGATTTTAATGACGGAAAAAATTATAATCCATCAACAGATACAGACGAATAAATATTATATAAATATTACATTATGACAAAGATAGAAGATAAAGTAAATGAGATTTTAGGTATTGAAAATAAAGAGCCTAAAGAAACTAAAGAGTTTAAACCTTTAGTTCCTAGAAAAGAGAATAAAGAATCTCCAGATGTCGATAACGACTACAAATACAGCAGAGAAATTACTACAATCTAATTGAAAGAGGCCAAGAGGCAATAGAAGGAATACTTGATGTTGCTAGAGAAGGCCAACATCCACGTGCTTACGAAGTGGCTGGCGCTTTAATTAAGAATGTAGCAGATACGGTTGATAAGTTACAAGACTTGCAAAAGAAACTTAAAGATTTAAAAGATTTACCAAAGACAGCAAATCCTCAAATCAAAAAACGCTTTGTTTGTAGGATCAACGGCTGAATTACAAAAGATGTTAAATAAAGATGAAAATACTAAAGTCAAAGACATCACACCCGAAAAAGATAATACTAAAGATTAGTGATTTAACTTATAATCATCATTACGAAAAGTATAATCCTAAACTTACAGATGGTGTTGAAGATATAAAAAACATTATGAATAATCCAATAGAAATTATCAAACATACAATATCAGAAACTCCTAGATATGGAGCTGGTGGTAAAATATATAAAGAAAAAATTATTCAGTGTTAAAAGGCAATCAAAGAGTTACAATGGCCAAAAAAATTAGGTTATACTCATATAGAAGGAGTGATAGTTAATGAGAGAACAAATAATTAAAAGAACTAAAAACCGTTTACGATCCAGAAATGCCATCAATTAATATTATGGATTTAGGATTGGTATATGATATCGATATTAAAGATAAAGATGTTACTATTACTCATACATTAACATCTATGTTTTGTCCTATGGCAGACGAAATAAGGAAAAACATTAAGGAAGCTGTAGAGCGAGTAGAAGATGTTGAAGTAGTAAAAGTTATATTAACACATACCCCACCATTTACTAAAGAAATGATGAGCGAAGAAGCAAGGTTGACATTAAACTTATGAATGATATAAAAAACAATCATACACATATAGAAGGAATTATAATAAATGAGTGACGCTTATCTCGGTAATCCTCAGCTCAAGAAGATTAATACTCCAGTTGAGTTTACACAAGAACAAATAGTAGAATATCAAAAAATGTGCTGATGATCCTATTTACTTTATGGTAAACTATGTTCGAATCGTATCACTTGATAAAGGTTTAATACCTTTTGCGATGTATGATTTTCAAAAAAATTGTAAGAACAATCCACAATAATAGATTTACAATTTGTAAACTACCTAGACAGTCTGGTAAATCAACTACAACAATTTCTTATCTATTACATTATGCTTTGTTTAATCCCAATTCCAATATTGCTATTCTAGCTAACAAATCATCTACTGCGAGAGATATATTAGGAAGACTACAACTAGCTTATGAAAACTTACCTAAGTGGATGCAACAAGGTGTAATCAATTGGAACAAAGGTAATATTGAATTAGAAAACAAATCAACCATAGTCGCCGCGGCCACATCTTCAAGTGCCATTCGGGGAGGTTCATATAATATTATCTTCCTTGATGAATTTGCATTCGTACCAGTAAATATCGCTGAGCAATTCTTTAGTTCAGTTTATCCTACAATTTCTGCTGGTAACAAAACAAAAATGATTATTGTATCTACACCTATGGGTATGAATCAGTTTTACAAACTATGGACAGACGCAGAAAATAAACGAAATGATTATATACCAATTGAAGTACATTGGTCAGAAGTTCCTGGTCGAGATGAAAAGTGGAAAGAACAAACAATACGTAACACAAGTGAAGAACAATTCCAACAAGAGTTTGAATGTGTTGACGGTAATACGATAGTCGAAACGGAAGATGGTAAAATAAAAATAGAAGATTTATATAAAAAATTATAGATAAAGAAAAAAGAGTTAAGGTAATGTT